TGTCACACCGCATGGCTTACTATAAGATTTTTTGACATATGCCAACTCGTCATTTTTGAAATTCAAAGTTGTGTCTTCTATAGATAAGAACTCTACATCATTAGGACTTAAGTCTACAGATCCTGCAGTAGCTTGGTGCTGATATCTTTTCAGGGTAAACTTAATATCTTCATCTTGATAAGATTTCCATGCACTGTCATTAGTCGAAGTGAAGAGAACTCCATCACCCCAGTCATTCGTAATCGATGTGCCAGTCGCTAAGTCAGCATTACCAACTTTAGAGGTGAAGATCAAGAAGTCTGGTGAGTTCGCATCAGGAATAACAACGAAACAATATTCTTTGTTAACATTCAGCTTAACAGGATTCTTAAATTGGAATGTCGTAGCGGATGTTCCATCGTCAGAAGTATTGATTTGACTAGCACGTAAATGCTTTCTGCCAAAAGGTAAAACTGCTTGAGATGGATATCCATTGACAACTTCTCTTAGTTCAAGTGTAGCACCAACAGTGGCAGATTTAGATTTAAAGTAAACATCTACACTACTAATCATAGACATGCTTGCGCCTTCCGCTTGAGCAGGTCTAACGATAAACGTTTGTGCAATGGGGTCAACTCTCCATTGTCGTGTGAACGATCTAGTTGTTACGTTTCGTTCAACATCAAAAGTAGGTGTACGAGTAGTCTGAGTTAGTTCAGATTTACCCACATCAAAATTATATGCTCTATACACCGCTTTAGTGTAAGAAGTCTTACCGCTTTCTAAACTAGAATACTGATCAACGTCAACAATTTCAATTGCCCTTTCTCCTACGAAGAAAGTTGCTTCCGGTATATCAAATACGGCAGCAAGTGTGCCTTCTGCGTCAGTACGGACAGCAGATCCTTTAGCCGATCCATTATCTTCTACTTCGCTAACATTATATTCTGTTGCACTACCTACGACAGTAGGATTGACATCGCCTGGATAAATGTGTGAGTCGATTGAAGCACCGTCTAAAAAGAAGTAGTGTCGAGTGTTAGGTCTAAGACCGGTGACTAGAATCTTGACTTCTCTAGACTGAATGTATGGAGACATCGTAACATCTGTTACAAAGTTTCCTACACTACTAGTAGTGACGTTATTATCTCCTACCGTAAGAGTATCGGTAGTTGTAGTTACTGTAGTTGTTTGGCTACGGTTTCTACCGTTTCTTTGAACAGCTCCGGAAATACTACTTACTTGTTCTCTTGTTAAAGGAATAACTTCTTGAAGGTTATCAACTAAATCTAAAAGAGGTGTGGCAATATCTACTTCTAAGTTAATAGCGGGATTCTGAATGACATCATAGCCAGCATCAAAAGGAGGATCGATTGCCGCCTTACCTGCATAGTTATAAAAGTTAGATACACAGTTTCTAAAGTTTGTTGCGAATGGCTGGGCGATTACATTGACACGTGTTCCAGTATCTGCCAAAGTAACAACGTCTTGATATACGTTTGCGCCCGTGCTTGAATCAACTTTAAGATCGATAGGAAACTGAGTTACTGAAGGAGTTGCAACAGTTCTGGACTTATCGATGGCAGCTCCGAAATCTGGATCTTCTACTGCGCCTACACGTAAATCTCTAAAGCCATCTACAAGAATGCCATTCTTAAATCTGTTAGTGCCAGACCCGTTAGGAATAAACATGTCTTTAGTGCTTGACTCAAGTAAACTCATTGAAACGGCATCAGTAAGTCTGTCAATTTTCTTTTCAATGCCTGAGATGTCCTTCATCGTGTAGTTTTTATTTGAAACATCTACAACACGGATTGGATTGTTTCCTGTAACTTTAGTCACGTTACCAGGAACATAAACATTACTCAATGCATACATTCCAGGAATTTCTGGAATACTTGGATTCTCTGATTCGTCACCTTTGTATACAAATAGGTCTCCAAACTCATCAAACACCACACTATCGATACGTGACATATAATAAGTTTGATCAGAGGAAATGGTCGCATTATTTGCATGTGAGATACCTGCGTCTACGGCTGTACCTATAAGAGATACAGTGCTTGCTCCAGTTTCACTCAATGCGTAAGTAGCGATTGCTTGCTTGTAAGGTCTAAAATCAAAACAGTTTACTAGCGAGTGTTCAATACCATCTTTACCTGTAAAGTTTTTGATTAAACTTTTATCTGACAAGGTACTATAGCTATTTGCTGTGAGATAACCACTGCCAACTGCGGACTGTCTCTTAAGAACTTTGACTCTAACTCTTAATGTTGTGCCGTGATTGACAACTTCACCTGCTTTGGCAGTGATGAATGAGTGGTCGTATAAGTGATCTTTTTGGTTGTTAACTAATTTAAACTTAGACGTAATGTCCTTAATGGATATAGGATTAGAAATGTCCTTCACTTCTAGTAGCTTGATTGCATTAGGTACACCAAGTGATGCCATATTAGGAATGCCGAATACAGGACTACCGGTAGTTTCTCCAGTTAAGTCATATGTGGTATTTACATAGATGTCAAGATCGTTTAGTCCGTCAGCTTCAGATCCTGTAACGATTTCATCGTAGTATAGATATCCTTCAAAACCGACTTCGCTAATTGTTACTTGCATGTCAACCGTATTAAGTGGGCTACCACTCGCATTACGTATGATGTCAGTATTACTCATCGCAACTAAATTATTGTTTACGAGAGGTTGAGTGTTACTAGTAGCTGGAATTGTTACGGATTCGCTATTAACAGGAAGTCTTACTCTTCTAACATAAGCAACATTTGATATCGAGTCAATACTTCCTTTACCAGTATTGAATAGTTTTCCTCCACTGTTAACTCCGTATAGTGTTCCATCTGGGTCAAGGGTTGTTGATCCCAACATTGCTATAGCAGTGTTTTCTTGTCCGCTTGCCTTTGATATATTATAAACAAATATTTTGCCAGGAGTTATATTTGATACTGAACAAGTACCGATAATATTACCACTACCATCTATTAGATTTTGAACTGTTCCGTTAATGGGATGGTTGTCTAATACTTCGCCATCAGCATGATTATATGTAAAATATTGTCCATACTGTACACCAGTGTATTGATTAGTTTTACTTTGGGTGAGAGTAGTTGGCTCAATTAAAAGTTTTCGAGGACTAACGTTTATAGTTTCTCTACCGAAAACGTAAGCTTTACCAGGAGCAACAACAGCGTTTGTATTACTGCCGTCTTGTTCAAGCGTTACCCTAAGTCCATTCGTAACATAGTTACCAGACTCATCAAAAGTTCTTCGAGCAAGTTCGTCTCCTACAACATTGAATTCAGTTCTGTCACGAATACGTACTGCCTCACCTCCAACATATCTGACAAGAGCAAAGAACTCTTCTGGTTCGCTTGCTGTCGAGTATGTTACGAGTTGAGGTACTAACTGAAGTCTATCTGCACCAGGTGCGTTTTCGTTATTGAACCCTGCGGCATTGTCGAGTAGAGTAGTATCTTTATTAGAGTTGATTAAATTTTCAGCGACAGTAAAGCCAACTGAAGATGCTCCAGGAATATTAGAATACTTTGATACGATGATGAATTGATTGTCAACAAAGATAAAGTGTCCTTTCTGATAAACAACACCCTCTTCGCACGAAACACCAAACGATCTGCCAGCATGTCCGACAACTGTTGCAACTGTAATAGATGATTCGACTACTCTGCCATCACTACCTTTAATCTTAAGCTGTTCACCTTGTGCGAACTGTTTAGCATCTGTTAAACTAGCGCCTGTAACCGTAGAGTCATCAAAGCCGATGTAGTTAATATAAAAAGTTTTGAGATCAGGGTCTTGAGTTTGGAAACCGTTTTCACCTAAAATGATCTCTGCAACAAGACCAGTTGTTGTGCCGGTTGCAGTGAAAATTTCATCGTCGGTTTGATTATAGATTGTGGGATCTGTAAAGCCCACTGTGTCATTTAATTTGACATAGAATATATCTGGACGTGAGGTAATATTAATACCACTAATGATAGTACCTTCTTTATAAACATTCGAACCAAAGCGTTCTACCTGCTTCTGAAGAATGGTTTGAAGTTGTGTTAACTCCCGTGCTTGTACGGCTTTTGCGGGCTTAAACAGAATACGGTTAAACTGTTTAGCTTCACTAAAATCGTCATAGTACGGATCAACATTTAAGTCTGTATTAATGCCCATGTATTATACTCTTTTCCTAGAAATCGAAAATAAATTTAATTTTTTCTTTACGTGAAGCCAATCTCTGTATGGGATCAAAGTCTACGAAATGTAAAACTTGTCCACTGTACGGAGAATACTTGCCATACGTAACATTTGTACTAGCATTATTTATAGTAAGCGTACTAGCTGTTGTGGTAGCCAGATTAGCTTTTATAAAAATAATACCATCTCGGAAAGTGCTTTGAAAATCTCCGTAGTAATCTACAAGATATATTGTAGTATTGCCTCCAGAATAAACACTCTCATGTATTCTTGCTGTGATTGTTTCGGTAACGTTGTTACCTAAGTCAACATTCTGTTGAACATAATGTCCCGGAATTGCAGTACTGGTAACGTCAGACCCTTGAATAACAATTGAACTTCTATTATCAAATTGAGTCGGGAGAGACGAATCAGTGAAAGTTGGATTCTTAACAAGACCGACTTTAGTATAATAGTTCGCATCTGGTATTGCTACATCTTCTCCTGCAAAGTTTGTGATAACTGATAATCTACTCATGCCCAACTCATTGATTGGATCTGATCCATGCCCGCCTTTAGGAGACACTACACATCTAAGCTGTGCGGCTTGAGATGGAGTATAGCTATTTACAAGTGCAGAAGGTAATCCAAGTGTAGCAGTTGCATACTTGTATTCGCTACCTCTTTCCATAAACTGAATAGATTTAAGTGTACCGAATTGATCGATCACTCCGTAAGCAACACAAGGAGTGCCAGTAGAAGTGCTTCTAGTCACATGAATTTTAGGAACTAGTTGAAAGGTGTCATTCGAATAGTTTGCTATAGTATCGCCATCAGAAGCAGAAATCTTTAACGTTATTTTTAACTCGGCGCCAGGAATTGTAGTACTGCTGAGTACATCGTAAATTATTGTTTTATTCTGACCAGTCTTCTTCTGTAACAAATACATTTCCTTGTATGAGTCACCAGCACCATAGAGATCGAATCCTTCTTTAGATGTTGCGCTTACAGTTATATCGCTTATGTTTGAATCTGTGGTTGACTGAATGATGCTCTCAAAATTAACAGTACTAGCATCAGAAGAGTTTGTAGCAGGTCCAAATCTGTAGTTCGTGAATAAGTTAGTCACAGTGTCTTCAATAATTATTTGAGAAATTTCTTCTTTAGCAGAAGCAATAACTTCAGCATTACCGTAAGTAGGATAAGGCAAAGGCAAACTATCGCTAGTCCCGAAAACAGAATCTTCGCCAGCTCTCACTGTAAATAAATATTTCCAAATATATCCATCTGCTTCAGATATATGCTCATAAGAATCTGGATCTATATCAGCAAAGGTGGGTGTTGAAGTTGATGTCTTGTCTACTTCGCCAGTCAGTAAGTTTGTAATGCCATTAGCTTCAAGGCATCTAAACACATCATAGTCGCCTTCTGTGTTTCTCACAGTAACTACGTTAGTGTTCAAAGACGCTTGAGTCGTATAGTCTACTTTGTCATCATATCCTTGATAAACTGTTCCTGTAGTCCAAGCATTCTTATAGAACATATATCGAATATTAGAGTTCGATATCTTGTTACCAAATATAACTCTACGCTGAAACTCTCGCTTCTCGTACTGAGTGTTCGTGATAACATTTGGCTTATCAACACTAGAACCCATAATGTAATAAGAGTTTTCTGGAGTATAAGTGTTTAGTTGAGTCTCAACGATATCTTGAATGTCTGATCTCTGATTAGATGTGAGAGTAACGTCAGAAGTCTGGTCGACATATGCTTCCAACCCCGACAAGAAATCTGCCGCAATCGATGAATTAGGACTGTCGAAAGTAGAGAACGTTTCTTTGGTCGTCTCTACTTTAAAATTTTCTGTAATGATCTTTGCCATTATATTACCTTAATTTCCTATCGATGTTGTTACTGCATCTGTTGCTGTCTGATCGAGAGATACAAGTTCTGTGACTAATACTTCAGATGAATTGCCTTCTGTCATTATATTCTCTTCTGTTCCTTCTGTGATGTACGGCTCATTTGACAAGTTCCATACTTGGAATTCGACATCAAGCGTACTATCTAAATTACTAGTACTATTTATGAGAGGGGAACTGAAGACTTTTGTACCCGCAACTCCTACTGTGTCCTTAATAAGCTGTGTATACTTTTCAGGATCAATTACAGAAGATATCTCATATGAATACTCTTGATAATAATCATTATCATGTAAGTATTTAGTGTTGTCGCTTAAGAAAGATGTAGTAGAACTCCACTTTCCTTCTGTCTTACCTGGTCCAAGTGTTCGAATAACTGCCTTTGCAACTAATTGCTCAGACTCATTTTTAAGGTTAACAACTTCACCATCAACATATCTGTATCCCGTGTTAGTGATATCAAGGTCTTCAATTTGTCCAGTCTCATAACTAGCATTACCAGAGATGATTGCATTTCTACCCATAGCAAACGAATTAGGATCTGGTCTTGTTCCACTGAGAGTATACGGGTTGTTCTTAATAAAGATGGGATAGTTTTCATCAAAGTCATAGAACGATAGTTTCTGGAAGTAGAAGTCATTGCCTTCTCTCTTTAAGAACTTGCCCTTTGCTTGATAACGAACAAACTGATCATTAGTGCCAGGCACAAAGTCAGCGTCAGGATTATTTCCAAAATCTGGATCTTCGATTTGAACTTCTTGCGTAACAATCTCGCCAACTTCGATTAAGAAGTTAGGGTTAGTGAATGTGAGAATGCTATCACGACTATCAAATCTAGAAACGTCAATATATTCGATCTCACTAAACACATCGTTGACATAATTATTACCTTCACTCTCAGTAACAATACCTGCGATAGATCCAATCGTAATAGACTTCGCTTCAAACGCATCTTTGATTCTTGTGTTTAAAGTTTCTGCATTAAAGCCTTGACTAACAAGTGTACCACTCATACCATAGTTAGTAGCAACAACATCTGTCACTGTACCACTGCCAGTAGGAGTCGTTGTGTTCTTAATAAATCGTGTACCGATATTGTTATCTGCCGAACCAAGCTGAGTAAAGTCTGTAGTGCCCACTGTTTCAATTTCATAGATGCCTGGATTAACCATAGCAGTCGCATTAATAATAACAGCAAGAGGTTTATCAGCAAAGTTGCCGATGAAGTCTGTGATAATACTTACTGACTCTTGATTATTAATACCTTCTACTCTAAAACTTGCAGTCGCATTATAGTCAGCAATCGTGGTTATTGTAACACTATTATTACTACCGACTGTAATATCAACAGTCTCGCTAGAAGGAAGAGAATTAAACTCAAAGCCAAACCCGTCTGAATACACAGCAGGCAATAGTCTATCTTCAATCCATGTTGTCTGTGCAGTAGTAGCACTACCACTTATATAATTTGCAAAGATAGTTGCATCTTCGCTATTAATATATCGACTTGTAACAAAGTTATATCCACTATTGTCTATATCGCCTAATCTATATCCAGTGTTATCAAGGTCTGAGTTAAATATTGCAAGCATCTTTGGATCTACAGTAGAGTCACCCGCACCAGCAAGTACAAGTTGAGCCTGAACAAAAGCTAAAAAGGATGCTTTCGTATCTCTTGCAGAGGGATCAGTACTGCTTCTATCTGGATCTTGTCTATTTGATCTTACGTAAAGTAGAGGGTGATTATATGCCACAACTCTTCCGCCGCCATTGATCGTTGCCGTGCCAGAAGAAGCATCGTCTGCAACAATATGTTGACCAGGCTGAATAGATGATACAGCAGTAGAGCCAGAAACGATCAATGCTTGAGTAGAGATAGATACATCGATATCATTATTAATGACACTGTATCCAAATCCGTCATTCTCTTTTACAAAGTCGATCTTGCCCGTAGTCGTTGTTGATATGTCACTCACAACACCAGTCGCACTTGTACCTGTTCCGCCAATGCTTGGATTACCAAATTGATCTAAGCCAGTTGATTCGATTGTAATAATGTCGCCAACTTCTTGACCAGCTACAGCAGTGCCTCGAATCACAATCACATCACTTAAAGAACCAGTAACAAGTTTACCGTAGCTTGTAGTTACACCTAGTCTTGTGACAGAGATCGAATCGTCAGATATAAATCTACCTGCTGAGTTAGAAAGATAAGCAATAGGACATATCGTACCCGAGAAGTTTACAAAGATTAGATCATCTACAAATGCTGTCGCACCCGATACGTCACCCTTAAGTTTGTCACCACGCTGAATAGGATATCCATCAATTGCTGTTACTGCACGAAGTTCTAGATACTCAGCCCCACCCCATATAGAGTCAGAAGGTTTTAGAATAGCAGTCGAAGGATAAAAAACTTCAATGTCTTCATCAAAGAACATACGGAACAATAGGCGTAAACTCTCTTCAGAACCTTTTCGCTTGTATAAGTCTTGAATATGTTTTATAATGAATCGTGTATCGACTACAGTATCAATAGGTAAAGACTGAAGATATTTCTTCTTAAAGAATACAAGAAAAGACGCAAGAGTCGTATCAACATCACGGAGCTTAGGCACATTCCGATCCATAATAGATTCGTTATGCTCATAATAAGCCTTAACAAACTCTACGAGAAAGTCGCCTTCTTCCCGATACAGATCAGGAAACTGATCAGCAATCGTTGGCGAAATATGATCTCTTACATTGAGCATTCTTTATTCCGTTATTGTAGTTACGTTGACAGTAATGTCTTCACCACGTATTGTAATAATACGATCTTTTGGAGCCTTGACATCTTTCGCTATAGAGTTAGCAATGAACTTAATACCATTACCTTCATATGAATCGATAATTAGATTTGACAACTTGATGGCACCTGTAGTATAATCAATCGTACCAACACTACGCTTAAAGACTGATTGAGAGGCAGACGAAGCAGTCACAGCCATCATCTTACCAGCACCATCGTCTTGGAGTGTTACAAGTGTACCCTCGATAGTCATCTTTGTAGTACGTACAGCTGGTGTAAATCCAGACAAGCCAGTCGTAGCATCATATGCATATGGCTTGACAAGTGCAGTCTCATATGAGAAAGCAGGGTTAACTACAATATTCAAAGTAGGTGTAATCTGAATAATAGGCGATGCAAAGATACTTGAAGAGATAATTGAATTGTCTACTGCATCTAGGGTAGCCGCCAAACGAGACTGACGTAGTGTCTTATTAAAGTCTGCAAGACTATCAATAGAGTATGACTCAATAGCACTACTTACTTCGCTTTGAATCTGGGCAGGAGATTTCGTAGTATTATTAGGATCGAATACGACATCTACCACAGTATCAACAAACAAGAATTTCGCAGGTACGAACACTGGCTCGATAGTCAGTGGTGTCTTGTCTTTCAGATACTCAGTGAATGACGCAATCTCAAAGTCCGCCGCCCCTTCGCCGCCAGTAACGTCTACAGAGATAATCACCTTACCAAACTCAGGAGGATCCACTTCGTCTCCACCATATACTGAAATCGCTTCGATATTTGGAAAACGATTACGTAGAAGAATTTCGTAGTCACGTGTTGTTACAGCACGTTCTTGTACTTGAAGAGCCTTAGGAGCAAACGCCCGTATAGACTCAGTTGTTTCCGCCGAGAGCCCGCCATTCGAAGGAGTCGTAACTCGTATTGATACATTAGCGGCACCTGGCAGACCGTTACTTGTCATAGAGGTAACACCGTTTGCGTCTTCTGCCGCACAGATACGATACTTTGCTGTAATGGTATCACCTGGTGTAGGCTGTTTTCCGAACTTGTCTTGTCCAAACTGTATAGAGTATTTCTCATCTTCTTCTGGCTGGAGATAAAACACTTTATCAATAGCAGTAATGCCAAATATGTCTGTCTTATATACGTACTCTTCGCCATTCACTTCTACGTATAATGAGCGAGTGTCTATCATGTTATTAGATAGTATTGTGTTCGATGTGTCAAGTGTTTCTGTAATTAATCTACCTTGAAATACTTCTACGTCTTGTACAGTAAATGTTCGTGGTCCATTCGTAGCAGTATCTGCCGATACAGCACTATATGCTTTCTCTGTCAAGAAGATAAATGTCTTGTTACCGCACTTGCCAGATATCTTCGTATCTTTTGGAATTACAAAGAAGTTGCCTGATTGCGTAGCAGTGATATTAAATGTCACTACTGCTTTTGCTGATCTGCGTGAGCGGGGTAGATAGTTTAATTCTTTTGCGTGTGATATCATACTATTACGTTCTTGAGCAGAGTCAAGGAACATCTCACTAATCATCATGTTATAATAGTAGTTATTATAGAACGTATTGTATGCGAGTAAGTCAAGCAATACATTCATGTTAGAGCCTTCGAAGTCGTAGTCAGCAAACCTATCTTGATTGCTTAGATAAGTCTTAAGTGCGGACTTCGTTTCAAAGAAGTCTAAGTTTTGTATTGGTGATATATTTGCCATTATCTTACCCTATCGATATCGATTGAAAGTGTTTGAGGTGTCTCATTATTTATGACATAGAATACAACGTT